AATTTTAAAAGTTTACTGGACACCTCTAACTATTGCTGATAGAGACACAATAAATACTACTCTAATAAAAGCAAACAGAGGCCAGGAAGAAGGTAGTTTGGACTTTGCACTCCAGGTAATTATTGGTAAGGCCGAAGATGAAACTGGTAACAAGTTATTTACTGAAGCTGATAGAGCTAGTCTTAGAAGAGAAATACCATTGTCAGTATTGCTAGAACTTATGACAAAAATGCAAGAGTTGGGCGAGGAGGCAACTCCTGATGCCGTAAAAAGCTGAATTAAAAAAGAATAGCTATCTTCATATGCAGTTTTTTATTGCAGAAAAATTAGGTATGACATTAGTTGAACTGCGAGGAAAAATGTCTTTGGAAGAAATGTACGGCTGGAACGCATATTTCAACCATAAGGCTGAAGAAGAAGAAAAAGCATACGAAAAGGCACAAAGAAAGGCTCAAACTCGCAAGGTACGCTAAACTAGGTTTAATGTTTTCTAAAAATTAGTGGCTGGCTCTAATTACGATGTAAATATTAAGTTAGATGTTCGGAAGATAAACCAGCAAATATCTAATTTAGAAAGAAGAATATCTAAATTAAATGCGTTAGCACAGGGAAAAAGGGGCGATTCAAAAATACTACTAAAGAACGAAAGAGATAAGCAAGCGTTACTTTTAAAACAAGAAAGAACACAAAAAAGATTAAATAAAGAATTACAAAAAACAAATAGATTAAAAAAAGAAGATTTAAATCTAACAAAACGAGCCACTGGAAAGGGTAGTGGTGGTACTAGCACTAGCACGAGTGCAACAGAAAGACAAAGGCAAAGAAACTTTGATATGGCAAGAGGAAAGTTTGCTGGATCAGGGCCAAATGTTTACGGACCACAACCTAAAAAGTCAGCCTTTACAAGTGGAGACATATCAGGAGCGTTAATAAGTGGTGCATTTCCATTGTTATTTGGACAAGGACCATTAGGTGCTGCTGCTGGTTTTACTGGTGGATTGATCGGATCGAAAATAGGAGGACAAACGGGAGGTTTTGCAGGAGGTTTAGTTGCTACAGCATTGTTAACTCAGGCTCAACAATTATTTGATTCCACATCAAAATTAGGTCAAGCATTTAATATATTAACTCCTAATGTTGAAGGGTTGACTACAGCTTTAGGAGCAAATGGAACAGAAAGAGAAAAGCAAATACAGCTAATCAAAAAAACAGAAGGAACACAAGCTGCACTAGCAGCCGTAACCGAGCAGATGAACCAGCAAATAGGAGAAAAAGGAGTTAAGAACCTAAAAGAATTTGGGGAAAATACTAGATTAATAGGAAATGCTTTTCAGTTGTTAGGAACTAAAATGTTGGCAGCATTAGCACCTGTATTAAACTTACTTGCTAACCCCATAAAAGCAGAAGCAGCAAGGGCCGAAACAAACAGACTTGCAGTTGTAGGAGGAGCAGCAGACGATCCAGAACTACAGGCTTTGCAGGCAAGATTATCTAATCTTGGTGGCGGTAGGTCAGCACAAAAACAGGCTGACAAAATAAGAGCACAAATAGAGGCTAGAAAAGAAGAACTTGCTTTGGTAGGTAAAGGTTTAGAAAGGCAGACAACTATAAATATGATTGAAGATTCTAGGTTAAAGAAGATACGACAACAAAATACTTTATTACAGGCAAAAATTGATGGTAATTATGAGGAAGTTTTATTAGCACAAGAACTTGATGCAAAGATAAAAGAAATGATTGAAGATGGAGCAACCTTAGAAGAATTAGATGTAAATAAAATTGAAAATTTGTTGAAACAAAATAATGAACTAGAAAAACAAGCAGAAAAAGCTGAAAAAATAAAAGAGCAATTTAAATCACTAGGTCAATCACTTGCTACAGATGTTGCCGATGGTCTACAAGGTCTTATCCGTGGTACGTCTACACTAAGCGATATGCTAAACAATGTATTAAATAAACTAATTGATGCTGCATTTAACATGGCATTATTTGGCAATCCAGGAGGAACATTAGGAGGAGGAGGATTATTTGGTTCGATATTTAGTGGTATTGGTGGATTGTTTGGAGGAGGAGGTGCATTTGGAGGAGCACCATTAGGTCCATTAGGAAATCCTTTGAGTCAACATACTGATTTAACAGTAGGAGTAAGAGCAGGAGGAGGATCAGTAAAAGCAGGAAGTGGTTATCTTGTAGGAGAACGTGGACCAGAAATGTTTACACCTGGAGTTTCTGGAATGATTACACCAAACCATGCACTTGGCGGTTCAACTAATGTAGTAGTAAATGTAGATGCTTCTGGATCTTCTGTTGAGGGAGATGAAGGACAAGGAAGAGAACTTGGCCGTCTTATTTCGGCTGCGGTACAATCTGAAATAATACAACAGAAACGACCTGGAGGAATACTTGCATAATGGCTACTTTTCCAGATATTAAACCGACTTATGGTCAGAGAAAAAAATCTAGACCTAATACCAGAACTATTCGTTTTGCTGATGGTTATGAACACAGAATATTATTTGGTCTAGCTCAACATCAAAACCCAAAAGAATTTAGTTTTACTTTTGAAGTTTCTGAAACAGATGCGGATACGATAGAAACATTTTTAGATGCTCGTGCAAATGGTAGTGATAGCTTTACTTTTACCCCTCCAGGAGAAAGTTCATCTTCTCAATTTGTTTGTGAAGATTGGACTAAATCAATACCATATAATAACAGAGCTAATATTCAAGCCACTTTCAGACAAGTATTTGAACCAGCTTCATAATGACAGTAAATTCAGCAGTATTTAGTAATTTACAATCCATTAATCCATCAGCGATTATTGAGTTATTTACTCTTCAGTTATCTACTGCATTACATGGTGCGAACACTATTTATAGATTTCATGCTGGTAGTAATTTAAATGCTAATGGAAAAATAGTTTGGGATGGTAATGAATATCTTAGGTTTCCTGTACAAGCATCAGGTTTTGCTTTTCAAAAAGGCCAGTTACCTAGACCAAAATTAGTTATTAGTAATGCTACAGGACTAATTTCAGCAATACTATTATCTGTGAATGAAACTACAACTGGTAATGATTTAACAGGAGCTACTGTTACAAGAATTAGAACATTAGCTAAATTTATTGATGCTGTTAACTTCGCTGATGGAACAAATGCAACTGCTGATCCTAATGCAGAGTTTCCACAAGAAATTTATTCAGTAGATCGTAAAGCCACAGAAACTAGAGAAGTAGTTGAATTTGAATTAGCTGCTCCTACAGATTTAGCAGGAGTACGAATACCAAAAAGACAATGCACTCGTTCTATCTTTCCTTCTATTGGTACGTTTATTCAATGACTTGGAAAGATAAAGCATTGCTTCATGCGAAAGACCAAGATCCCAAAGAATGTTGTGGTCTACTATTAAGCATAAAAGGCAAAGAAAGATACTATCCCTGTAATAATCTTTCGATGACAGATCATCAATGTTTTATTATCGACCCAGAAGATTATGTAAAGGCTGATAATACTGGAGAAATAGTTGGAGTAGTTCATAGTCACCCAATAACACCTCCTGCTCCAAGTCAGGCAGATAAAATAAGTTGCGAGAAAAGTAATCTTCCTTGGTATATTGTGAATCCAAAAACAGAACAATGGGCATATTTAGAACCTTGTGGATACAAGCCACCTTTAATGGGTCGTCAATGGGTATGGGGCATAACAGACTGTTGGAGTTTAGTAAGAGATTGGTATAAGGAAGAAAAAAATATAGAATTGAAAGATTGGGAGAGGCCAATTACGTTAGAAGAATTTTTAAAAGATCCTATGTTTGAAAGGTGTGCATGGCGAACAGGTTTTAGAGAATTAAGACCCGAAGAGGCTTTAAAAAATGGTGATTTATTATTTATGAGTATTTTGAATCCTGGCTTAAATCATGTAGCATTATTTTTTGATGGTGATGTTATTCATCATTTAACCGATAGACTATCTTGTAGAGAGCCATATTCTGAGTGGTTGCTAAAATGCACAGGAAAGAGGTTACGTTATGCTTCGTAAAGTAAAACTGTATGGAGAGTTAGCTGAATTTGTCGGACATAAAGAGTTCGAGGTACAAGTAGACACAGTTGGTAAAGCTGTTAGTTTTTTAATACATAACTTTACAGGTATAGAGTCTTATATGAGTCCAAAATATTATCAGATAAAAGTTGGTAATTATGATATTGATAAAAATGAAATAGATTATCCAGTAGGTAGAGAGGATATACATTTTATTCCTATTATTAGTGGTGCTGGAAGAGGTTTAGGTAAAGTATTACTAGGAGCAGTTTTAATTGGTATAGCAATAGCAGCACCAGGGGCAGGATTTGCTTTTGGAAAAGGAGGTATAGGTTTTATGGCTACAGGTGCAGCCCCAAGTGCTTTTATGGCTGCTGTAGGAAACATTGGTATAGGTCTTTTACTAACAGGTGTTAGCGAAATGCTATTTCCACTACCAGAACCCCAAAAATTTAATTCAGAGGAAGATCCGCAGTTGTCTTTTACTTTTAGTGGAGTGCAAAACACATCAAGGGCTGGTACACCTGTGCCAATAGTTTATGGTGAAATATTTACAGGAAGTGTTGTAATAAGTGCAGCGATTGACACTAATCAGGTAGAAGTATGACGGACGAAATTAAAATTATTAGAGGTTCTAAAGGACCAAAACCCCCTCCCCCTCCGTATCGTGCACCTGATACCTTACATAGTAGAAGTTTTGCTACTGTTCAAGATTTAATATCTGAAGGAGAAATAGAAGGGTTTGCGAGTGCTTCAAAAGCAGGGCTTACAAAAGGTACAACTGCATATGACAATGCAAGTTTAAAAGATGTATTTCTTGATAACACTCCAATACTTCAATCAAGTGCGACAAGTGCTAGTCCTACTGATACAGAGTTTAATTTTCAAAATGTAACTTTTAAATCTAAATTTGGTACGGCAAGCCAGACGGCAATGAGTGGTATTCCTGCTGAGAGCAGATCACCTACTGGTGTTGGAGTCATTGTAACCACTTCCGCTCCAGTAACTAGGCAAATTACAAATACAGATGTAGATGCTGTTATTGTCACTTTAACTTGGCCTCAAATTCAAGTAGCTGAAGATGATGGAGATCTTCGAG